ATTTAGGTGATTTAAACTATTTAAAGAATGAGTTAAAATATCAGGTGATGTTAACAGCTTAAACGAAAGTAAAGAGGTCAGAGTATGGATGACGCAAACCAAATTGACCAAGAGATAACACCCTCTGGTCTTGAAACTAAATTTGAAGATGGCCGCGTTGATGTATCTTTTGAAATTAAGGCACAAGATAACGAAGAAAATGAAGGTGAATTTTCTGGATATGGGTCTATTTTTGGTAATAAAGACTTAGGTGGCGATATTATTGAAAAGGGTGCGTTTGCTAAATCAATCGGACGCAAAGGCGCGAAAGCCGTTAAATTATTATATCAACATAAATCAGACGAGCCTATTGGTGTATTCGATGAAATAATTGAAGATGATCGTGGCTTAAAGGTCAAAGGTCGGCTTGCTATGGGCACACAGAGAGGCCGTGAGGTGCATGAACTCATGAAGATGGGCGCACTTGATGGATTGTCTATAGGATACCGTGTAGAGCCTAAATATGTCGATTACGACGAGAAGGGCAAAACTCGCAGACTTAAATCAGTTGATTTAATGGAAATTTCTGCTGTTACTTTTCCAATGAACCCACGCGCAAGGGTTCAAGCGGTAAAAGGCACAGAACGCTCGGTGCGTGAATGGGAAACATTCTTTCGGGATGAAGGAAGCCTATCACGCAATGAAGCAAAGGCGGCGGCAAATGCTGTTTCCAAGGCACTTGAACAGCGGGATGCTGTAAAAGAGGAAACGCCTAAAGTCCTTGAGGCTCTAAACAGCCTTACCAACATCCTTAAAACTTAAACGGAAAGGGTCTACCAAATGGAAGATCAAGTAAAAACAGCCGTAGAAGCGATGTCAGGTGCTTTTGAAGAATTCAAAAAAGTAAATGATGATCGTTTGGCTCAAATCGAAGCTAAAGGTTCTGCTGATGGCGAAACTGAAGCTAAACTTGCTCGTATCGAAGCAGATATGGACAAATTTGAGGACATTAACCAAAATTTGACACAACAGCAAAAGCACGCTGAAGGTTTCGAAGCAAAGTTAAATGAAATCGAAACAATGCTAAAGCGTCCAGCTAACATGATGGAAGCTAAAGAAGTTGATTTATCCCTAAAAGCTTGGGACAGCTTTATGCGTAAAGGTGAGCAAAACATGGCACCAGAAGAAGTGAAAGCTTTGACTGTTGGCACTGCGGCTACTGCTGGTAATCTAGCACCAGCTGAGTATGTAAATGAGTTAATCAAAGTAATTACTGAGATTTCTCCTGTACGTTCTGTTGCTCGTGTTCGTCAAACTTCAAATAAAGAAATTGAAGTTCCTAGCAAAACTGCAACATTTGCGGCGGCTTGGACTGCTGAAACTGGTACTCGTGCAGAGACAACTGGTTACACAACTTCTTTAAATACTATCCCAACACATGAATTATACGCGAGAGTGGATATTTCTGGTATGTTACTTGAAGATAGTGTTTTCAATCTTGAAGCTGAAATGAACCAAGAATTTGCTGAACAGTTTGCAAAAGCAGAAGGCGCGGCGTTTATTTCTGGTAATGGCACAAACAAACCAACAGGTATTGCTGATGGCACAACAGTAGCACACACAGCTACAGGTGCGGCGACAGCGGCTATCACAACAGATAACCTAATGGATTTGGTACATGATCTTAAAACAGATTATGCAAACAATGCTACATTCATGCTTAATCGCTCAACACTAGGTGCAATCCGTAAATTGAAAGATACTGCTGGTCAGTACATCTTCCAAACTGGTTTCTCTGGTCAGTCTGGCTTGCCAAACACAATCTTAGGTTCACCATATCTTGAGTGTCCTGATGTTGCTGATGCGGCTTCTGGTGCAAAATCAGTATTCTTCGGTGACTTCCGTCGCGGATATATGATTGTTGATCGTGTAGCTTTATCAGTTCTTCGTGACCCATACTCACAAGCACAAGTTGGTAACGTCCGTTATCTAGCTCGTCGCCGTGTTGGTGGTGAAGTTGTATTGGCAGAAGCAATGCGCGTTCTTAAACACGCTACATCATAATAATGGTCGGGGGGTTAACGCCCCCCAACTTTCAATAAGGGAGCACCCAAATGAAAATTACTATGAGTAAATCGCAAATTGGAATTACTAGAGAAGATGGTGCGGAGACAGCAACATTCGAAATCGGTAAAGAGTATAAGTCACAAGGTAAGTGGCAAGAAGAAATTTTTAAAAGCTTCGTTGATATGGGCGTAGCTTATGAGATAGGCGGAAACGCTAATCCAACAGAAACAAAAGCAGTTAGAGCTAGAACTGCATCAGGAAAATTAAAAGCTGATGACCCATCTACACCTGATGTAAATGAAGCTTGGGTGGGTGGAAAATCCCCAAAAAAGCCAAAAAAATCTAAAGTTAACAATAAGAAAATAAATATATAATTAAAACGGAGACAGGCGAATGAGTGGTTTAAAAATTATTGCTAATCCAGCTATAACGCCTGTTAGCAGAATTGAGGCGCGTCAACACCTACGACTTGATGATGATGTGGATGATAGCCAAGTGCGAAGCTATATTCAGGCTGGTACTGATTGGGCTGAAAATTACACTAATAGGTTCTTTATCAGTAGAACGTGTCAGATGATGCTGGATGGGGCGCGTGAGCTTGATACGCCTCTTTGGGAGGGTATGCGTACCGGACACTACAGTAGGCCTCTATCAAGCCATATTGAGCTTGCGGCAAATCCTGTTATTTCGGTTGAAAGCATTAAGTATTACTCTGATGATGATACACAGAACCTTTGGGCAGCTTCAAATTACTATGTTGATACTTATTCAGAGCCAGCTAGGATTGTTTTAAGGGACGGTGGCACATACCCAACTGACATGAGAACTTTTAATGGTCTTGAGATAAACTTTACTGTGGGATATGGAACAAATGGTTCTAGTGTTCCTGAAGCAATCAGACTTGCAATTTTACAATATGTGACTTTCCTTTATGAAAATCGTGGAGACTTTGAGGGAAGTGTTGCTCCGCAACCTCCATCTACTTTGTCGGCACTACTCGACCCGTATAGAATTTTAAGATTTGGTTCTACGCCTTATAATTCAGTTATTACGTCTGGGATTTCATAATGTCAGTAGGAAGAATGCGTCACAGATTGCAATTGCAGAAAAAAACTGTTGCATCTGATGGTGGCGGCTCTAATGCAATTACTGCTTGGACTACATTTGCTACTGTTTACGGTGCTATTACAACAAAATCTGGTAACAAAAGATTATTTGGCGACCAAATTGAGCAACCAACTACTCACGTAATTAAAATAAGATTTAGAAAAAATTTAAGCTTTGCAGATAGAATAATGTATGAATTTATTAATTCAGGCAAACAAGAAACTAGAATATTTAATATTCAAAGCGTTGTGAATGTAGATAATAAAAATAAATATCTTGAAATTACCTGTATTGAGGGGATTGCAACATGAGCATCAAATTTCGAGTAGCAAGGCGAACAAAAAAATATAGGTCAGCAGATAGTCAATACAACAAGCTTACACAGCAAGTTATATCTATGGCTGGTCAAATAGTTCGAAATACAGCAGTTAAATCTATACAATCCTCAAGTAGTGGTGGCAGAACATACGGAAGCCATACTGCATCCGCAGAAGGACAGCCGCCAAATACTGATACTGGGTTTTTAGCAAGTAATATATTCGCAATATATGATACAGATAAATTGGGTTGTGATGTAGAAAGTCGCGCAGATTATTCTGAATATTTAGAGTTTGGCACAAGCAAAATGAGAGCAAGGCCGTTTATGCAACCAGCATTAGAAGAAAATAGACCTAAAATAAAATCTATGTATCGCAAAATAAAAGCAAGGGGTGTTTAATGTCTTTGCATTCTTGGGAATTACAAAAAGCAATTTTTACAGCATTAAATGGAAATGTATCTGGTATAGGTAGTGCAAATGTACCTGTGTATGATGATGTTCCAGAGGGTTCTGTATATCCATATGTCGTTATTGGCGAAGAAACAGCAATTAATAATGATACAAAAACATTAGATGGGGTTGAACATACTCTTACACTTCACGCATGGTCTCAATATAGAGGCAGACGAGAAATTAAAGAGATAATGCAATCGGTCTATGAAAAGCTTCATAATACTGCTATAACAGTAACAGGAGCCTCTTTGGTTAATATTAGACAGGAGTTTAGTAATACATTAGAGGAACAAGACGGAATTACACGGCACGGAGTTATGAGGTTTCGCGCTGTAGTGTTTGATAACTAAGGAGTATAAATCATGGCGGCTCAAAAAGGTTCAGCCCTACTACTAAAAATTGGCGCAGATGCTACTGCGGCACCAGCTTCAGATACATACACAACAGTTGGCGGTTTACGTTCTACTGGTATTAGTATGAATGATGAAGCAGTTGATGTAACAACTAAAGATAGCTCTGGAGTTCGTGAACTCTTGGCAAATGGTGGGATACAAACGTGTTCTGTCTCTGGTTCTGGCGTATTTACAGATGCGGCTTCAGAAACAACGCTTAAAAATGCTTTTGGAGGTGCAAACTTTGCAAATTTTGAAATTGTTATACCTGATTTTGGTACATACAAAGGAAAATTCATGGTTGCATCGCTAGAATATACTGGTGAACATAATGGCGAAGCTACATATTCAGTAACACTTGAAAACAGTGGTGCATTCGCCTTTACAGCCGCATAAAGGAGACTAAGCATGGCTTGGGAAACACTTACTGTTAATATAGATGGTGAAAATTATGTTTGCCATGCTCAAGGCTCAACCTTCTCAATACCTTGCTCCTCAAGCCTTGAAGTTGGAAACACCTTCAAGGTGGGTTCAGTAGTTTGGGAAGTTACAGAAGCTATAGATGTAGCACAAAGAAACGAAATATTTTTAATAAACGCGAAAGAGGTCAAGAATGACAAATCCAAAAAAGGGCGAAATGAAGATAAGTCTGGGGGAAAAGACGTGGAACTCCAGAGTAACAATGGACGGACTAGCAAAAATTGAAGATGCTTGTGGTACAGGTATTTTAAAAGTTTTGCAAAAATTATCTGATGGCGACCTTACTACCAGCCAAATGTGTAATATTTTATTGCCGATTATTAGGGCTGGTGGAAACGATGTTACCATAAAAGATATTCAAAGTTCTGTTTGGGATGCTGGTTTAGCTGATGCTATGAAGGCAGTAGGAGAAATTTTATCAGTCTCATTGGGCGGTGGGCAAGATGAGGGAAACTTAAAAGAGGCGACAGTGTAACGTCATACGAATTTCCTTGGGACGATTATATGAAAATCGCACTAGGGAAAATGCAAATGAGACCAAAAGATTTCTGGGACATGAGCATGATAGAGTTTAACGCCGCACTAAATGGATTTGCTGATTTTCATTCTGGAGGAACATCGCCGCCTCTTGGAAAACCAGAGTTAGACGACATGATGGAAAGGTATCCTGACTAATGAGTACTGTAGACACACTCCTAGTTCGCATTGAAGCTGATATGTCTGACCTTAGACGCGGCTTGAGAAAAGTTGAGCGCGATGTTCAAAGAACCACAAACAAAGCAAGTGCATCATTTAAAAAATTAGGTGGTGCATTTAAGCTTATTGCTGTTGGTGTTGTGGTTAGGCAAGCTTTTATTGCTGGTAAAGCAATGATAAACCTTTCATCAGATATTGAAGAAATGGAAGGTAAATCCAAAGTTGTCTTTGGAAAGTTTAGGCAAGGCGTTGTATCAGAATTAGAAGCTTTTGGTGATGCTGTTGGTCGATCAACGCATGAATTAGAAGGAATGGCTTCTAAAATTCAAGATACTTTTGTTCCAATGGGCTTTGCTCGTGGCGAAGCGGCAAAATTATCAGTAGAACTTACTAAACTTGCAGTTGATACAGCGTCTTTTAATAATGCATCTGATACAGCTACAATGGAAGCTTTTCAAAGTGCTTTGGTCGGAAATCATGAAACAGTAAGGCGTTTTGGGGTTGTTATTACTGAAGCAACGCTAAAGCAAGAATTGCTTACTATGGGTATAAAAGGTGGTACAAGAGAAGCTACAAATGCACAAAAAGTACAAGCTAGATTAAATCTTATAACTGCTGGAGTTGCAGACGCACAAGGGGATGCATTGCGAACTGCTGATAGTTATGCAAACTCTATGAGAGGCTTAAAAGCTGAATTTTCAGAATTAGCTGGTGCACTTGGTGATATATTTTTGCCATCATTAGTAAAAGTAATACAGGCTTTAAAAATGGCTACAGCCGCTACAAAGAATTTTTTGCAAAATATGGGTATTATAGAAATGCCTTTAGACAAAGCAATTAAAAAAACAAAAAGTGAAATTATATTACTTGAAGCAAAATTTGATAAACTTAATGACTCTATAGCAACTCAAGCAGACGCTGATAATGGCAGTGGCTACGAAAAATTTGGTAATGATTCTGGTACTTTAGAAAATATGCGAGTTATTGCAAATGAAATAATGGAGCAAAAAAAGTTATTAATGAAGTTGCAAAGAGATTTAAACATTGATGATTTAAAAAGACAGAGAACAACAGACTCATTAAAGCCAGAAAAAAAAGTAGAGGATAAAGACCTAATTGCACAAAGAAAAGCAATATCTTTGTTAGAAGAAAAACAAGAACAGATCAATGAAATAACAAGATTAGAAGTCAAAGCAAATCAAACTAAATCAAAATTTGATATAGAAGCACATGCAATGGCTCAAGATATTTTTAACATAAAGAGTCAATTTCCAAAACTTTCTATGGAAGATATGAAGGGTCAATTAATAGAACTCGCAAACAATCGTGAAATAATAGCACAATCTCAACAAATGATTGCAGATGCAAAAGAGCAAAAGGAATTAAAAGATAAACATAATGAAAGCATTGCAAATGGTATAAGTATTGCAGAGCCATTGTTAGAACAGCAAAATCAAATAAGACAAAATGCTATTGATGTTATGAACGCATTTAATAATGGAGATATAAGCGCGCAACAAATGAGTAGTTCGTTAGCAGATTTAGCACATCAAATGGAAATGCTAAACCCCATCTATGCAAAATTTCACGATATGGCTAGTCAAGCCTTTGACAAAATGACTAATGATTTAGCTGATATGGCAATGAGTGGTAAATTTAATTTAGATACACTCAAAGATACTTTCAAAAATACAATGAGAGAAATGGTTAGAGAAGCAATAAAAACATATATCATAAAAAAAGCGTTATCAGGTATGTTTGGTGGTATTGGAGATGCTCTAGGCGGTCCCGTTGGTGACTTTATAGGTAAAATAGGAAATTCTGCTAGTGGTGGTAGTCTTAGTGCTGGGCAACCACAAATAGTTGGTGAGCGCGGTGCTGAATTAATTGTTCCTAAATCTGCATCTACAGTATTAAATCATCACAATACAAAAAATGCTATGAGTAGCGGTAAGGGAACTATAATTAACCAAGTAATTAATGTAAGCGCAGGGGTTTCACAAACTGTACGGGAAGAAATGAACACTCTATTGCCGAGAATTAAACAAGAAACTATGATGAGTATTGCCGATGCAAAAAGACGCGGCGGTGCTTTTGGAGCTTCAATGGGGTAAATAAATGACACTTATAACTATGCCAACAAGTCCAGCCTTTGTAACTTCTGATTGGGGAATAACTCGCTCCGTAGCATTGTCTGAAAGCCCATTTACAGGAGCATCACAGGTTCATAAGTACGCAAAGGCCAAATGGTCAGCTACGCTTACTTTACCGCCTATGAAGCGAGATCAGGCGCGTTTATGGCAAGCTTTTTTTATGCAGTGTGAAGGTAGGGCAAATACCTTTCTTCTGGGAGACCCTGACGGAAAAGCAATTACAGGGGGCATTCCTCCAAGCTCTATAAGTGTAGCCGCCGCCGCCGCGATTGGAGATACATCTGTAGACCTTACACTTGGTTCAGGTAAAAAAATAAGCCAAGGAAGTTATTTGCAGTTTTCTACAGGCGCAAATGCAAGATTACATATGGTTGTTGATGATAACACAGGGGATGGAATTGTAACAATTCAGCCGCCTCTAAAGACTGCAATTACAACATCTACTGCGGTTGTGTTTGTTTCTCCTCAAGGTGTTTTCAGAATGGACGACAATAATATGCGATGGACAGCTGACCAACTAAGTAATTATGGCATTACTTTTACTTGTAGTGAGGTTTTATGAGCAGAGATATTTCATCCGCACTATTGACTGCTCTGACAGGTTCAGAGATTGAGCCATTTTTTGCTTGCGAGTTTATGTTTGATACACAAACTGTAACAGACATTAATGGCGACCCATTTAATGTAGCACCTATGCGTCTTTGGACGGGTGTAGGTAATAGAGTAATTGAAGTTCAAGGTGTAGATCAGACCTTTGTTGGAACTGGACAGTTATTAAATATTGGCGGCTTGGACGAGGTGAATGATTTATCCGCAAAATCTTTATCAGTAAGTTTATCAGGTATATATTCGGAAACATTATCTATAGCATTACAAGAGCCATATCAACGCCGCCCTTTCAATTTGTACTTTGGAGAAGAAAGCGTCAGTAATGTTGTTCAAGTATTCGCTGGAAAAATGAATAAAATGACTATTCAGGATAGCGGTGAGACCAGTACTATACAGATGTCAGTTGAAAGCAATTTGTTGGAGCTTGAGAGATCAAGTGGATGGCGCTATACTGAAGAAAACCACAAATCAAGGTATTCAGGGGATAGTTTCTTCTCAAGAGTTCAAACAATACAGGATCAGTCAGTAACATGGGGACGAGGTTAGCATTAAATTCATATATATCTAATTACCCTAATGATGAGTTCAGGTGGGGAGTGAATGATTGCTTTACCTTCACGAATGGAGCTTTTCATGCTATGTATGGCGCTGGATATGCTGATGATTGGATTGGACGCTACATGAATAAAAATTCACCTAAAAGCCGTAAATCAATGCTTAAAGAATTTACCCACACTACATTATTTGATGGGCTGGCAAGCAAATTAAGAAGAACAGATCAACCAATTTTCGGTAGCCTTGTAACTACAAGCAAATGTAAGAATTGGGTTACTGGGTGTTCACTTGGTATTTCTTTGGGTTCTA